GATGTCGAACCGCACGGGCACGTCAAACTGCCCTGACCAGGTGAGCGCGTCGGCCACCTGCGGAAAGCGCCGGCCGAGGCCGCTGCCCAGCGTGATCGTCGCACCGCTGGTGACGGTCGACAGCACGAACGTGAACGGGCCGGTACCGCTGACGCTGTTGATCGTGTGCGCGAGGTTGTTCACCAGCGCGGCCCCGGCGCCGGTGAACCCGGACAGGAACAGTCGCTGCCCGGCGATCAGCGTGCCGGGGTTGGTGGTGAGCACGACCGTCGTGGTCGCGCCGACGGTGATGCTGGTGGCGGCCGACTGGGCATCGGCCACGAACGTGCCGATGCCGGTCGTGCTGTCGATTGCGATGTTGCCGGCCGCGCCGCCGATGGTGACGGCTGCACCATTGCGCTGCACGGCGACCTGGCCGGATACCGGCTTCGAGATCGTACGCGTCTCGCTGAGCGCGCCGGCAACGTAGAGCTTCCCCAGCTGGTACGCCGGCGCGCCGGTGCCGTTGCCCGTACCCAGGACACCCTGAGCAATCGTGCACTGGAAGTCGTTCCAGTCCTTGAAGCGGAAGCCGTGGCCCTTGCCCTTCATCGACCGGAAGAAGGCGATCAGCGCGTCCATCTGCGCCTGCGTGCGCACGCCGTGCGCCACGTCGTACCGGGCCCGGCCGAGCGGCCAGGTGATGTTGCGCTTCTCGTGCCCGCTGCTCACCACGACCACGTCGGTCTGGTAGCCGGGGCCACCAGACGCGCCGCGGCTGATGTTCTCCGGGAACCGGGGCGTTTCGATGAATGCCATCTACCCGTTCCTCCGGCCTGCACGGGCCATCTGCTGATGCGCCTGGGCGAGCATCTGACCCTGCGACTGGCGGAAGCTGTTCGCGTCAGGCGTCGACACGTTGAATACGATCGTTGCGCCACCCATCGCGCCGTTGGGCACGATGCTGCCGGACTGGCGCGGCAGGAACAGCTCCGGGCCCTTTTCGCCGACGAGGTAGCCCATGCCGGCCGAGACCGGGCCGCCGGCTGCACGGCCAGGCAGTTGAGCTCCCCCACCGAAACCGAAAGCGCCGGCGATCGAACTCACGATGCTGCTAAAACCGCCGCCGGCACCGCCCCCGCCCCCCATCACGCTGCCAAGGATCGTTTCGAATCTCTTGAACAGCGGCTCTGTTACCAGACGGCGCGTGCCCAGCTTCAGCAGGTCCGACTCCAGCCCCTTGAGGATGTCGCGGAAGGATTTCGACCCGCCGATCGCCGCCTCGAACGCCGAGGTGAACGTGAGCCCGAGATCGCGCGCGACGCGGTCGGAGTCCTGCGCGGCCTTGCCGTTGTTTCTGAGGGCCTCGGCGAGCCGGTTGGTTTCGGCGATCGCCTCCCGATCGTTCAGCAGCCCGCGCTCCTGCAGCTCGGCTACGCGCTCGAGCGCGCGGATGTACTCGCGCGTGGGGTCCAGCCGGTCCTTGATCGCATCGGCTTCGCGCTGCAGGCTGTCGGCGGCGCGCTCCCCCTCCTGCTCGGCCAGCTCGATGCGCAGCTGCTGGGCGAGCGCGAGGTCGGCATAGAAGTCGAGCAGCTCGCGCTGCTGGCGATCGGCGTCGGCGTTGAATGTCGACTCGTTCGCGTCTTGCAGGGCGATGCGACGCGCGGCGGCCTGCGCCATCAGGTCGTCGAGGGACAAGCCGCCGGAGGCCCGACCACCCGCACCCGTAGCGCGCGGCGGAGCCAGGGCGCGCAGGAGCGCCGCAGGGTCGGGCGCGCGGCCAGCGGGCATTTCTGGGCCCATGCCCGGGCGGCCGATAATGCCCGATGCGGTGTTGCGCGGATTCTCAAGATTGCCGTAGAACTGGAACTGCGCAGCCGCCCGGCGATCGAAGAACCCGCCCCCGCCGGTAAACAGGTTCTCGACGCCTCCAAAGGCGGAGATCACCAGCTTGTCGATCTCGCGCAGGGTCTGGATGAACAACCCGCCGCGCTCGCGCGCGACCACCAGGTTGTCGCTGATCGTGACCAGACTCGGCACGAGCGCGTTCGCGAAGCCCACGCCTAGCGCACGGGCGGACTGCCCGAGCTTCGTCAGGTTGTCGTTTAGCGCCTCGGAATCAGCCGCCAGCTTGCCGCTGATCAGCGTGCCGTACCGCTCGGCCGCTGCCCGCGCCTGGTCGAGCGCAGCAGAGCCGCCGTTGAGCAGCGGGATCAGCTTCTCGCCAGCGCGCCCGAATATCTCGGTGGCGACGGCGGCCTTCGTCGCGCCGTCGGGCAGCTTGCTGAACGCTTCCGAGATCCCGCGCAGCGCCACTTCGGCGCCCTTGGTCGCATCGACCCCGAGCGCCTTGAAAATCTGCGCGGTCTTTGACGTGCCATCCTGCGCTTCGACGAGCGCGAGGTTGAGTTTTCGGATCCCGGTCGTGAACTCCTCAGTCGACACGTCGGCCAGCTCGGCCGCGTTCTGGATCGCTGACAACGACTCGACCGTTATGCCGGTCCGCTGCGCCAGCTTGTTGAGCTCGTCGGCTAGGTTGACCGTCGAGCGCACCATCGCGCCCAGCGAGCCCACGAACCCGCCCGCAGCGATGCCCCCCAGCGCCGACGACAGTGCGGTGGCCGACTGCTGGAGCTTGCCCAGTCCGGCCGTGGCCTGGCCGAACACCGCGCTGAACTTGTCCTGCGCGGAAATGACGATCGATGCTTCGGTAGCCATGCTCAGCCTTTCGACAACGCGAAGCGGATCTGACGCTCGAACTCGATGGCGAACCGCTCGCGGGCCAGGCGCTCCTGCGCGTTCAGGATGCGCGGTTGCACGAACAGCGCCGGGACACCCGGCGCGAACAGCTGGGCGATCGGCAGGTCGGGCACGTCGCCACGCTTCAGGCGGTTGCGCCGCCGCTGCACCTGGTCATACATCGCCGCACGCCAGTCGGGCGTACGCATGCGCACCGCGCCCGAGCGCGTGATGAAGGCCCCGGGCACCTGAATCGATCGCGACCCCATGCGGAAGGTCACACCCGTCGCAGTCTGGCGCGGCCTGAATGCAGACAGCGGAATCCGCCTGCGCCCGTTGGCTTCCAGCACCGCCCTGAGCGAGTCGCGCCGGGCGTTGGTCTGGCGGATCGCCTTTCGTACCTGCCCGACCTTGATCGCACCACCCAGCTCGCGGCTGATCTCGCGGGCCGCGCTTGCCCGCACGGTCGTGGCCGTGCGATTGAGCGCGCGCGCGATCGCGGTATTCGTGACTTCCGCGCGGATGCCGGCCAGCCGGACAGCGGCCAGCGACAGGTTGTCGTTTACCGAGACCGTCAGCATCCGCCGGATTCCTGTGCGTCCCGAATCGCGACCGTGGCTTCGACGACTGCGCCGATGTCGTCGACGTCGTACAGGGCGGCATACACCGGCAGCCGCTCCGGATGCCAGCCGCCCATGAAGTTCCAGCAGTGCAGTGCGCGCGCCTCGAGCTCGTCAGGGGCGCCAGGGGCCTCGACGAGGTCCGCAAAGCCGCCCACCGCGAACCGGGCCGCCTCGCGGCGGGATCGGTTCCACTCGACGCGCGCAGTCAGTTTTTTCGAGCGGCCTCGATTTTCGCGTTGCGCTCGGCCACTCGCGCGACCAGCGCCTCGGTCAGCGCCCGGCCGATCTCCGGCTGCGCATCGAGCAGCAGCGGAACCAGCACGGGCACATAGTCGACCGTCTCGCACTCGACCGCCTCATCGGGCAGCAGGTCGCCGGTGGTGACGCCCTGCCAGCCGATGATGGCCCGCTCGATCACCGCACGCTGCATGAGCGCGAGCGCCACATGCTGGGTGCGCTCGTCGCCGCCGCCGGCGCGCAGGATCTCGACCTGCGTCTCGTGCTGGGTCGGAATGCGCAGGCGGAACCTGCGCTCTCCGACCGCATGCTCGAACTCGCGGGCTGCGGCTGCGCGCCGCTGAATGTCCGCGACGTCCATCAGGTCGCGTACGGCGTAGCGTCGACGCTGAAGGCCACGTCGATTGCGTGCGTGACCGGCGCATCGCGCGCCACCACCGGCACCTCCGCGAGCGTCCAGTAGCCGTTGCAGACCGTGCGGTTGCCCGAGGGCAGCGCGATACGGAAGCCGACCGGAACACCGCCGATCTGGGCGTTGCGCACCGTCGACCACCAGGCCAGCGCGGGATCGAAGAACGCGGACATCGACACGGTGAACGGCGCGCGCGTGGTCGGGATCTGCTTCTGGATCAGGTCGTCGATCGCGGTAATGTCGGCGTACTGCTGGTCGCCGCCGGCGATCGAGATGGACTGGATCTGCGACAGGTTGGTCCATGCGGTGATTCGGCGCAGGGTGCCCGTGCCGCCGCCGGCCGGGTACACCGTCGTGCTGGTGGTGTTGAGGCCCTCGAGCGTGACATCGTTCGTGGACACGTTCGACACCCGGAACAGGCGGCCCTGGATCCGGCCCCAGCCCGAGGTGGCGATTTCGACGAAGTCGCCCAGCACCACGCCGTGGCCCGCCGCCAGGGTTGCTACCGCATTCGCGGCGTTGGTGATCGCGGTCATGTTGACCGCGGTGCCGTAGGTCGAGGCGATCGATACGACTGCCCCCGTTGATACGCTGATTCCCATGTGATTCTCCTATGCGTGAGCGTCGGGGACGCCTGCGGTTGTGTAGAACTGCGCCTGCACCGGCAGGATGAGCATCGCCACCAGGCGATCACCCTGCTCAGAACTCTCGGTCTCGATCGAGCCGCTCAGGTAGAACGACACGGGCCGGCCAGCGACCGTCAGCGGCGCGGCGAGTGCGACCTCGACCTCCTGCACGATCTGGTACGCCGCCAGCCCGAGGTCGGCCGCGCTGGAGGTTTTCTCCACGCACACGACGACCTCGAAGATCGCGGTGCGCTCATAGATCGGCGAGCTGTACGCGGAAGCTGCAATCTCCTCGCGTGGAGTGAGCAGCACCAGCCCGGGCAGCTGGCCGCTGAACAGCAGCGCATCGTCGCGCGTGTGCGCGGTGTAGACCCGGCTGCCGGTGGTGGCCAGGCCGGTGAGTGCGGTGCGCAGCGCATCGCGCGCTGCGATCGTGAAATGCGGCATCAGCTGCGCTCCAGCTGCAGCACCGTGACGCCGGTGCCATCGGCCTCGATGTCGCGCACGGTGTAGGTCACGCCGCGCACGACCACAGCCGCCCCTCGGGCGACCGTGGATACGTCTGCACTCGGCACCCAGAGCGCGGGGTCGCTGGAGGCCACGATGCCACCCGCGCGCGCGTAGGCGCTGTCGAAGATCGCCCGCACGGACGCGCCAGCGATGGTCACCACCTCGGCGAAGTCGTCTTCGGCGAAGAACTCCGAGGCGTCGTCCGTGTAGGGCATCGGTCAGCCTTACTTGCCGGGCTGCTTCTCGGTCTTCTCGGCCTTTTCGGCCGCCGCCGCCGGATCCACCGGCGTGGTATCGACCACGGCCCGCTCGTACTTGCCGTCGTCGTCCCTCTTCACGTACGACCCGCGGCCGGATGCCACCACGAGCCCGGCGGTGTTGTCGTCGACGTCGGCGACGGTGCCGACGAACAGGGTCTTCATCTGGCCCTCGACG